GTAAATCCAGTAATGTTAACAGCAGTACCATTGGCATCTTTAAATATCAGACGCATGGGAAAGTCTGCTCTACGTTGGATCGTAAAGTTTTTAACAGCAGTTTTAGCGGTCATTGTTAAGCCTCAAGAGCAGCCACTTTAGCTTCTAATGTTTCTATTTTAGCAACTGCCTCCTGTAATGCTGCAACTAGCATCGGAGTGAATTTACTATAATCTAATCCTTGATAATCAGTTCCATCTTTAACCCCATTTACTAATTGATTATAATGTCCTGTTTCTTGAACTTCATGTGCAATAAAACCATTTTCATAACCAATATCAACATTATTTTTCCATCTAAAAGTAATGGGTCTTAATGTCTTTATTTTTGTTATAGCATCATCAATATTATTGATATCTTGTTTTAATCTATAATCTGAACTTTGATTATAATTTGTTGTACTTCCATTTGTAGAAACACCTCCAACAATAGTTGATCCATTATATTTAAATTCAAGTATTGTCCCAGTAGTTTGTGTTCGATTAAATATTCCAACAATATCTTTAGCGTTTACAACCAAACCAAATGAATCATATTCAGTATTTGCAGTCGCAACAAATTTGACACCTGATCCAACATTCCCTGTAGCTGACACAGGATCTTGAGCCATGCCTCTACCTAAAAACACCCCTCCATTAGCTGCAATTCTGAATCTATTTGTACCGTTTGTAGCAATGTCTATGTTATTAGTCGTGCTAGTAAACAATCCTGTGCTTGGTGAGTTTGTAAAAGTATAAGATGGATTTGATGCAGATCCGTTTGGACCAAAAAAATTACCATCAGTCAAACTTATAAAATCTATTTTCTGAGATGCATTTGCCTTATAAAAAGACATTTTTCCAGTGCCTACATCTGCATACCACATATATTTATATTTTTGTGTTGGCTCACTGCCGTATCCGTTATTCTGTCGTATCGCTTCAAAAAGATTGTTTAAATCAGTTCGGACATTAGCTCCTGTATCATTGTCAACTACATAATCTGCTGGTTTTGCCATTTTATTTTTATATTTTTCTTATTATACTAGCCCTCGCCATAACCAAAAGCACTATATGTAAATTGTCTAGCGACAAAACCACTACCATTTTTAATACTGACAACAAAGTTTGTTGAACTAACACTATCAATAGTTAAAAAATCACCTGATTGCATATTATTTATATTTACATTTATAACTGGTTTAAAAGAATTAGCTCCTCCAATAGTTGTGCTTGTACCAATAAAAAACTTTTTATTGAAAGTGACTGTAGTCGCCCCACTTGCTGAGCTAGTTAAAACACCATTATTAGCACTTGTGTTATCAATACTTCTTTCTGTTCTTGGTCTAAAAAATAAATCAACACCTAGTTCTTCGATATCTAAATTATTGGTAGTGCTATTATTTGTTACTAATATTTTAAAGTTTAATTTTCTAGCAATAATATCTGTATTTTTAAAATTGTTAAATGTTGTACTGGCAGATGAGGTAAGGCTTTTAGCTACTTGGAATGTAAGATTCGCACTCTCTTGAGTAGTATTTGTACCACCCGTAAAATAAGATATAGGCCATGTATCAATATTATCTGTAAAAGAATCCCACAAAGTTGCATCAGTAAATAAAGACTTCTTGAAATGTGGTTCTATATGAACCCTAAAAACATCTTCTAAATCAATACTGTTTTGAAATTCATAACTAATTGTATTACCAGCAGAAGTAATAACATCATTACCATCTGTATTTATTATCAAACCATTTAATGAATTGCTAAAAGACATATTAGTTTTTGTACCAGTAAAACTTGGATTTTCTCTTAGCTGTAGAGCCAACAGCTTATCTGAATTAATTGTTCTGTTAACAAGAATAGATGTAGCATTATTTGATTTTTTACCTATTAAATTTTCAAACTGTACAAAATATTCTCCTGATTGATAATCATTAATAATTATTTCATCAGACTTACCATCTACTATTTTTTCAAGATTTGCATCTTGTAATATCGCTGTGTCATCAGTAATACTTGAATATTTAACAATAACAAATCCTCCAAACCTAACATCCAAATCTGGTGATGGATCAAACTTTAAAATTAAATCATCATTACTTTCTTCAAATCTTAAATTAGTAACATCTTGAATATCACCTTGCAATCCCTCTGCTGTTAAAGTACTGGTACTAGGAGTATTACTTATTACATTTACTGCATTAACAGATCTTATTTCAAATTCATAAGTACCAGAAACATTATTTTTAATTTTAAAATTATTTGTTAAAACATTATCATCTACAAAAGGCCCATTCCCATTCACTTTATAACTTACTTGATACCTTACAGCTTTTGGTACGTATGCGAAGAAAATTTCTATTTCACTTTGCGCTCTACCATTTACTTCTACTAATTGTTCGCTAACAAATTGGATACTTGGAGCGTCTGGTGGATCTAATAAACTAGAAGGTGCATCGCCTAAACTGCTACTAATATTATTGTTTTCAATATAGGTATATTTGTTATCGTCATATTTTAAAGCTGTAATAGTAAAAGTAAAATTATCATTTTGTTTTATGTTTGATATTCTAAATTTTCTATGCTGTACATTTCCTGTTTTAATAGCCCAGATACTACCAGCTTGAGGCAGAGGATTTAAAGAAGAAGATAAAGTAATAGTGCTACCACTTACTGATTGTATTGAAACTTCTTGTACACCTCCATTTTTATCAATAACACTGAATAAATCACCACTGCTACCAAGAGTAGTATTCGTACTGTCATCTACAACAACAACCGTACCACTTGTCACTGATTTTATTCGCCCGCTTGATCTAAATGATTCTTTTAATCTATCTGCAATCTTTATAATATCAAAAGGTTCTAAGATTGCTGCTGCTTCTAAACCACAATCAAAAGTAACAACTTCACTTTCTAATAAATTTGTATATAAAATTGATCTTCCAAACCTTAAAGCCTGATGTTTATCTGTTGTATATAATGCCTGTATATTTGTTTGATTGATACCATATTTTGTTTTAAAATCTGTATTAATGTCATCACTACTTATTGAAATTTGATCTTGTTCTTGAGTGTCATTGTTAAAATATGAAACATTTACCTGTGTGAACTTTTTATCTCTATCAATACCAGAATAATTAAAAATACCGTCTATAACATTAGCGTTTGTAAATAAATAAGAAATAGTAGTTTCTGGTTTATCTAAAGCAATTTTTATTAAACCTTCTCTATAAAATACAGTAGCTCTCATTAATGCTGCTATCTCTCTTATTAGTTCTAAAGCTTTTCTTCTTGTATTTATTACACCATTAAATGAATATCTTGGTTTTTGCCCATCAGGAGTTGTAACTAATTGTGAACAATAATCACTGGCTTCATAAAACGACGCTTTATTAATTTCAGTTTCATTAATATCTAATCCATAACTTTCAGTAAGTAAAGCAAAAAGAATCCATACAGGATCTGAAGTCCATGACCTATTACCTTCAACATTTCTTGTGCCAGTTAGAGATGAAAAATTGTAATTAGATGGGTATATAATTCTTCCATTATTTGGATCAACAGATGAATTTGTTGGTATTCTTACTTTTACTCCTCTAATTAAAAATTTTCTTTTTGGAATATTTGGAAACTGTTGCGTATTATATCTAAGCCCTATATAAGCAGATTTAGGATATGTAACAAAACTCCTATTATTTCTAATAAAGGTTTGTAATCCCGAAAAACTAAAAGTGGTAAAACTTCTATCACCCTCTTCATAAATATTTCTTCTCTCGCCTCTTAATTCTGCAAAAGGATCATTGGCACGTTCATCTAAAGGAATACTAATAGAAGATGAAGCTGCTCTATACTCTTTATCTAACCTTCTAACTTCAATAGATAGAGGAAAATTAGCATTTATAGCACTCATAGTTGAGGTTATATTAGCAGGTATTTCAAATCTATAATCTTTGGCATAAGGTCCGACAGATACACCGTTAACTTCTTTTTCATATGTATTAATTACAACATTATTTTTATTTCTTAATGTAAATAAAATTCTTACACTACCAATTTTTAATACAGGATCATCTTTATTTGGCCCTTCATTTACAACTAAACCCTGTGAACTTCCATCGAAAGGATGTAATCGTCTAAGAGAAGCCCAACTTAAAGTCACTTGAATACCTTCTGGTGTATCATCTACAGAATTTCCCTTTTGTATCTGATGTGATATTGCATTTGATTGTGAATTACCAGTAGGTGCAGATGGCCCTATGTTATGCACAAAAGCTGGAGTGATTGGTATTACATTTCTCGTTTCATTAACACCAGTCATAACTACTTGATCTTGTGTTCCCGTCCTAATTGCTAATGATGTATTTTTTATTCTTTCAATATTATTTGCATCTCTTATTGCCTGACCATTTAAAAAAATATCTTGTTGAGCTAATTGTAGATATTCTCTTTCATCAGCTGTAATTTGTTCCTCATCATTTGAATTACTAGGACTTAAAAGGCTTGTAGGTATAGATTTTTGATTTTTTGAAGGAGTAGCAAAACCTTCTATTTCTGCTCCATCTGAAACTAAATCAAGAAATGTAAAAAACTGTACAGCCTTAATAAAATTATCAGGTAATTTTTGTACTAAATTAAAATCTAAACTGCTGATTTCTCTTGCCATTTTTTAAATAAATTTAATTACCCATTACTTCTACTGTATCAGTACCAGCCATAATTACTACAGAACCTACAAGAGCCTCTCCAAAAATTAAAGGTGCTGCTCCTCCGCTTTTTGTGGAATTTGGTGTTTGATTACTAATGAAAGATTCTACCTGTGGATCAGTACTTGGTGCTGTATTTTGTGGAACTGGTGCTAACGCTTGTGATAACAAACTTAACGCACCAACGGCAAGTGCCTGTTTAAACGCAACCATAGCTGTTATTTTTGTATTTATAAAACCAGCAAACAAAGTACCAAAAAAAGCAAAAAAGAAATTACCACTAATCATTGGTATTACCTTAATATCACCCTTGCCTTGTATGACTAGATTTTTAAATGTAATATCTGTATCACCCATAATCACGCTGTAATGAGCTTTTGTAAGGTGTTCCTTACAAGAAGGAAAGTTGACTTTTATAAAACTAAAAACCTCACTTACCTTGGAAACATCTGCCTCAAAATATGGCACTCCTGTTAATTTTTTTAAAGGTCCATAAAATATAATTTTTTTTCTCATTTTGCCTCCATATAATGCCAATTATTATCTTTAATTGAATAAATATACCAGTCAAGCATATAGATCGCACAATTTTCAACATCTGCTTCACTGGGTTCAGAAGAACCTTCAACATGAGAATGAATTACTGCTAATATTTCAGCACCACTATCTTCACAAGCTGCATAATCAAAAGGATCTATTGCAAATGTAGTTTCTTCGTTGAAATCTTTCGCAAGATTTTTACAAGGCCAGAATATTTCTTTATTATCTTTTTTTGCTAATAAACCACAACCTTCTACAGGTTGACAATTAAGAAAATGTTGTTTTGCTTTATCTTTCCAACTCATACAAATACAAAACTACCAGTAGCGGGAAACCTATCTTTAGTTATTTGTAATCTTGGTAATTGTAATTCTTCAAAATCTAATGAATTGACAAGTTCAAAACTACAAACTTCTATATTTTCAATAATCTTTTTATTAATTAAAAACTTTTGCTCTTCTAATTGTTTATTTGAATCAGGAGTTCCATATGGATTTGTATTATTAGCAAAATTACTACTATCTAAAAATTGTGCCATTGTTCTAATTCTTGTAACAGTCGCTTTTTGTAAATCATTAAAAGGTGTAATTTGATTTACTAAACCTAAAATTGCAGAAAAAGATCCAGAAGTATTTGCAAACGTAATTGTAGGCCTAGCCATAACAGTATTATCACCTGTTTCAAAACCTTCAGCTTTGCAGGCAATTTTCGTATAAGTATTATTCTGCCATTTAATATCTGTATTTATCTCATTTGTACCATTATGAAATCTATATACACTTTCTGCACTTGACGATGAATTGTAATGAATACCATCAATTAAATCAAGTTTAAATAACTCAATAATTGTAAAACCATTCAAGCTTTGCAGTTGCTCTACAGGTATTGTCATGGCTGAAATACCTCCTCAAATGTTACCTGTATTCTAGCTCTGTTTAGATAAGGTATGGATTTATTCCATTGTCTGCAAACAAAAAGAGAGGCAGAACTTTCCGCTGGAGGTGTGAAATTAAAACTAGCTGAATCATCGGCTCTGGCATCCAAAAAGTTTTCTATAGTATCTGCACTGGAGACACCTGTATTATTAAAATTATCAGATTCAGATACTTCAAAAGTGAGTTGATATACCTTTGGATTTTGATTTAAACCAAAGTTAGCTCTTGAAATATAGCCATCCCCAAACTGGACTTCAGTTGTTCTTGGTGCGGACCTTTTCTGTACACCATAAGTTGGATTAATTGCTGGAAAAGTTAATGTCATTAGGCAAGTAAACCTCCGCTACGTTTTTGTTTTACTAATTCTAATTGTATTGCAGTAGCTAAAGCCTCACCAAACTGCTGTCCATTACCATCACTTTCAACAGACGAGCCAGAAGCGTCTACATTTACGACTATATTTGTAGAACCCATTGCATTGTTAGGAATAATAGTTCCTGCTCTATCTGGTACAAATAACTCTGGTCCTTTCTCTCCTACTATTGACGGTCTACCAACAGGAGGTCTACCTCCTTTTGCAAACTCAAAAAACATACCAGGAGCAGCCTCAAAGGGATTGAAATCTGGGCTAGGAGTAAATGACTTGCTGGAAACCGTTTTATTTTTACCTCCACCAAATATTCCACCAAGTCCTCCAAGAACTGAACCGAATAACCCTCCACCGCCTCCGAGCGATCCCTGCATATTACCGAAGAAAGCCATATTGAATGATGCGTCTATGAGTTTGTCTAATACATTTCTAAGAACATCATTTAAGGTGGACGTTCCACGGATCATACCCTGTATGCCGTCTGCTATATCGGTGGCTATTGTCTGTGACATTTTTTCAAATGCTGCTGCTGTCTCTAACGCTAATTGTCTTTCTTTTTGTAAGGCATCTAATTTTCTCATTTTATTAGCAAGTGCTTCCTCATCTATCTCAATATCTTTATCTTTAAGCTCTTGTATTTTTTGTTGAATTTCAAACTCTAACTCAGATAAATGACCTTGTTCTTTGCTTTTTTCAAGTAAAGTTATTTCAGTATTTAATTTTTTTTGAGCAGCTTTATTAACAGCATCATTTATTGCTTTAACCTCTGCTTTTGCGTCTTTTTGTTTTATAAATGCTGTTAATGCATCTAGTGCTAATTTTTTATTTTCTATAGCTGCTGCTTTAGCTTTATCATCAAAAGAAAAAGGATTTACCCCTTTACTAGCATTTAAAAATTCAGTAAATAGTTTATCTTGTTCTGCATCTCCCGTTCCAAACTCTCTCTTAGCACGACCAAACGCTACGTCAGTTTCAACTTGTCTAGTTAATGAACTTAAAATTCCAGATTGTTCTATAAGATTTGCTATCCCTACTCGCATATTTAACATGAAAACACCAAAACTTGTAGTTAAGTCTTGAGCCTGATCTCCAAATCTACTTAATGAATCAACTCCATCTTTACCTATCTGTTGAGTCATTTTTTCTCTGACTAACGCAAAAGCTGTTTCTTTATCTCCTAATTGTTCGATTATTTTTACTTGTCTTTCAAAATTACTTCCGACTAAACCTAAAGACTTTATTAAAGGTGTTGTATCTTTATTAAGACTATTTAAAACCTGACCTAATTTGGCTGTTTCAACTCCAAATTGTTGAATAGGAGTAACAATAGAGGTCGCAAGTAAACCTCCTGCAAAACCTCCCATTTGACCACCAACTGCTGATCCAATTCCACCACCTAATGCACCAGCAAGACCTACTAATGGTCCTTGTCCAAATAATAAAGGAAATGCACCACTAATAATTGCACTTGATAAAACCCCCGAACTTCCACCTCCACCAGTAGCTCTACCCCCGCCTCCTCCTGTTGATCGTGGAACAAGATTGGTGCTTTGCCTTCTAGTACTTAATATACTTTTTTCAGTTTGTAATTCTTTAAGTTTTGTTTGTAAATTTCT